AGGAGTCTATACTATTGGAGAGTTTGAGGGCATCCTTAACTTCTATCAACAGATACTCAAGGGTGATAGAACAGATAACATCTTTGGTATCAAAGGTATTGGAGATGTAAAGGCTAGACAAATCTTATGGAAGATGGATAATGAAAAAGAATTAAGTATAGAAACTCAACTAGCATATGCTGAGAACGGTAAGACACCTGAAGAGTGGCTAACCAATGCTCGATTGTTATGGATTAGACGAGAGGAGGGTCAAATGTGGACTCCTGAACCTGAACATAGAACAGCTTGGCTACAGGCGTATATGGAAACATTAGATAATGAAGTTTAGAGGACGTAGTAAGTTTGAAACACGTATAGCTAAAAACTTAGAAGAACGTGGCGTTAACTTTACCTACGAAACAACATCATACAATTATCAAATTAGACCATACAACGCTAAGTGTCAGGAGTGTGGTAGTGGTAATATATATGAAACTAGGAAGTACACACCAGACTTCTTCTTGCCTAACGGTATAATAGTAGAAGCAAAAGGTAGGTTTAAACCTAGCGATAGAAAGTTAATGAAGGCTGTTATGAGTAGTAATCCAGAGCTAGACATACGTATGTTGTTTCAGAACCCTAACGTGTGGCTAACTAAATCAAAAAAGAAGAACTATGGTACTTGGTGTGATTATGAAAACATCAAGTGGGATAAGAAACTAATACCACAAGAGTGGTTGGAGGAAGTATGAGTGAACTATTCGCATTACTTGTAGGAATATGTAGTATAAACTATTGCTCATTTTCTATAGAACATCGGGTTACAGGAGACTGGTTAGCTGTTAATGTTTATGACAAACGGTCAGAGGTAATAGATAAGGTTCAGTTTGATATATCAGCATTAGAATTTGATATTATTATTCGTGAACAATTAAAGTTAAAACCTAATCTTCCTAGTTGTTTAGGGAAGACAATGGTGACTAGTAATGATTGACACTATGATGGTACATAGTGTTAGTTCTAGCACTAAGAATAATGCAGCTAGATTCTCACACAATAGTATACAAGGACACTTCCATAGTAACTTTGAGATTAGCTATGCAGCAGACACTAATCAGATTAGATGGGCTATGACCGTAGGATGTTTAATGAATCCAGATGGTGTAGCAGCTAGGTATGGGTCAGGTATAATATTAAAAAGACCTATACTAGGATGTGGTGTAGTAGTAAGTAGTAAGGGTAACTATTTAATTATCAGTGACTTACACATACCGTACCACCACCGTGATGCTTTTAGTTTCCTAGAATCTGTGTCTGAGTATTATGATTGTAAAGTAATACTTAATGTAGGAGATATGATTGACCACCATGCGGGTAGCTACCATGAGTCTGAGCCTGATGCTCTTAGTCCAGAGGAAGAGTACTATCAGTCTATGGAGTACTGTAATGAGTTACAAGATATATTTCCTAGCATGATTATAACCGAGGGCAATCACGACAAGATACCACAGAGGAAGCTAAAGACTTGTGGACTACCTGCGTCTATGGTGTATGATTACAATAAACTATATAAGCTAGATGCTAAGTGGAAGTGGGTAGACAAGTATACGTTTAATTCTAATGGAGGACAGCCTGTACTAGTACCTATGGTACTTAATCAGAAAGGGAGATGGAATAAGAAAGTACATGGGAGTAAAGTAGGATGACTCTCACACTAGATGAAGTTAAGAAGTGCATCTCTAGTCAGTATGATCCAGACTTAATAGTAGAGATACTAGAGATTACCACGGAAGAACTATTGGAAAATTTCCATGATAGACTAGTGGATAATTTAAATAAATTTGAGATAGAAGGAGATTAATTTTAATGAAGTTATATGAAGATTATATTCATCAAAGTAAATACGCACGGTACTTAGACGAACAACAACGTAGAGAATCGTGGGATGAAACTGTGTCTAGGTACGTAGATTACTGGGTTGATAAGGGGCTTATAGAAGGGGAGGATATAGCAGACATAGGTACAGCTATAGCTGACAAGAGAGTCATGCCTTCTATGAGAGCTATGATGACTGCGGGTAAAGCATTAGACCGTGATAATGTAGCGGGATATAACTGTTCATACTTGCCAGTAGACCACCCTCGCGCCTTTGATGAAGCACTATATATACTGTGTTGTGGTACTGGTGTTGGCTTCTCAGTTGAGCGTAAGTTTACTGATAAGTTACCTGAAGTAGCTGAAGAGTTCCAAGATACTGATAGCACTATAGTAGTAGCAGATAGTAAACTAGGTTGGGCTAGTTCATACAAAGAGTTAATATCATTATTGTATAATGGTAGAGTACCTACATGGGATACTTCCAAAGTTAGAAAGAAAGGAGAGAGGTTAAAGACCTTTGGTGGTAGAGCTAGTGGTGCTGAACCTCTGATTGACTTGTTCCAATTCACTACTTATATATTTAAAACAGCCGCAGGGCGAAGGCTAACTCCGTTGGAGTGCCACGACTTGATGTGTAAAGTAGGAGATATAGTTGTAGTAGGTGGTGTTCGTAGGTCAGCGATGATTAGTTTATCAGACCTAGAAGACAGTCAAATGAGAACAGCTAAGTTTGGTAGATGGTCGGACGCTAACCCACACAGAGCATTGTCTAATAACTCAGTTTGCTATGAGTCTAAACCTACTATGGAGCAGTTCATGGAAGAATGGAAAGCATTATACATGTCACACTCAGGTGAGCGTGGTATATTTTCTCGTGCTGCTGCTAAAAAGCTATCACCTAGTCGTAGAGATACTAACTTTGACTTCGGGACGAACCCTTGTAGTGAGATAGTTCTGCGTCCAAATCAATTCTGCAATTTAACAGAGGTAATTGTTAGACCAGATGATGATCTTGATTCTCTCAAAGAGAAAGTTAGATTAGCTACTATACTAGGTACGCTACAGGCTACACTAACAGACTTCAGATACCTACGAGGTATATGGAAGAAGAATACAGAAGAGGAACGCTTACTTGGTGTTAGTATGACCGGAATAAGTGACCACCCTGTGTTAATGAATGAGAAATCTATAGACCTACCTAGATGGTTGGAGGAACTAAAAGATGTTTCCATTAAGACTAATAAGATATGGGCAGATAAGTTGGGTATTCCTGAAAGTACCAGTATTACTTGCGTTAAGCCTAGTGGTACTGTTAGTCAGCTTTGTGATACTGCTAGTGGTATCCATCCTCGTTACAATAGCTACTACATTAGACGAGTACGACAAGATAACAAAGACCCTCTGACAAAGTACATGGATAAGACTGGTATACCAAATGAACCGTGTTCTATGAAACCAGATACTACTACTGTATTTGAGTTTCCAATGAAAGCTCCTAAAGGAGCGTTGACTAGAACAGATAAGTCTGCGATAGAACAGCTTGAGCATTGGTTAGTGTATCAAAAGTATTGGTGTGAGCATAAGCCAAGCATAACTGTTTATGTACGTGAGGATGAGTGGATGGAGACAGGTGCATGGGTGTATAGTCACTTTGATTATATGAGTGGAGTTTCATTCTTACCATTCGACAATGGGTCATACAAACAAGCACCGTACACAGACTGTACAGAAGATGAGTACAACGATGCGTTAAAAGCAATGCCAAAAGATATACAATGGAGCAGTATGATTGAGATGGAAGACAACACAACTAGCAGTCAGGAGTTAGCCTGTACTGGAGGAGCATGTGAACTATGAGTAAAGATATAAACAGTAACTACTATGATGCAGGTGATATAGAAGTTTTAGATGTCATTAAAGCAAAACTTACACCCCCTCAGTATGAGGGGTACTTGCTAGGTAACTCTATTAAGTACAGCCTAAGACTTAACTGGAAAGGTAGTAAGGCTAGAGATGCAGAAAAGTTAAAGAACTACAGTGAGTGGTATTATCACTGCATAAACCAACCTATTAAAGAGAGAACAGAATAGGAGATATATATATGAATGTAGTTGACATAAGTGAAAAAAAAGATAATATAGAACTATATCGGGCTGTCATAAGAACCTCTTCTAAGGGAGAGTTAGTAACTTACTTTACAGGGTATTTGTTTGATAAAGAAGAAGGGCTACCTGATACCATTTTCTTTCTTTATAATGAAAAGATTAGTGAAACACCTCATCTTATGATTAACATGGCTAATATAGAGTTCATCGAGATGGAGCTTATAAAGGATGATGATGAAGAAGATGATAACTATACTACAGAACAGGAAAGAAACGATGATTAAAATGAGATGTGGTTTAAAGTGTCCTGAGTGTGGTAGTTGTAACACCGAGTACAGAGAAGGACATAGGCAAACTTCAGATACACCTGCTGAACTTTCTGGATGGGAGTGTGTTTGTGGTGTTTGTTTTGAAGAGGACAGTGTTAATTATGACGACTGGTAAGACTAGTCAAGGAGATAGGTAACTTAAATGAGAGATGATCTATGTGATAATTGTCATAGGAAAGCACCTCTTAAACTAACAGTTGGGTTTCAGATGCTATGTGTTGTATGTATGCACGACCAGTTTCAATATCCTTTAATGGATGCTTTGGAAGAGAAAGAAGCGAATGATATGAAACAAGAAGCATTGAAGAAACTAGCAAAAGACTTTAATAAAAAACTAGGGAGAGATAAACCAGATGAATAGTATACCAGTTATCAAAGAGTGGAAGAGTATAGATGGTGCATTGCGGGGAGTTATTAGAAACGGTACGTTATTACTTGACAAGAATAGCCAAGTAATATTACGTACCGAAAATGTAAGACTACTTAATTTAACTGAGTAATAGTATCAATGATACTATAGTTTTAGTAAATTCTTTCTGTCTTTTCCTGTGTTTATAACCGAAGCTCCGGTGAATAACCCTGATTTCATATTTGACGCTTTATACGATGGTGTCTTGTTTTGTAGTAAACCACCTACTGCTGCTCTAGGAGCAAGTAATCTAACACCTACTTCAGTTGCAGCAACCATAGGGTGTCCTGCTATTAATGAAGCAGCAGCTACTGCCGTATCAAACATAG